AATAATTATGAAATGAAAGTTGGTGAAAGTGCAACAGCAGATTATACTTTTTATTTCAAAGTAGAAAATCTTAAATTGTTTGCAGGCGATTATGATGTTTCAGTATCATCTAAATCCATTTCTCATTTTAAACATAAAAAATTACCTATTGAATATTGGATAGCATTAGAGCCAGATAGTTCTATTTCCAAATAAATTTAATTTCCAAAATTGTGAATAAGGTGAATTATGAGTATAGATTTTTTATGGGTTGAGGAATATCGACCAAAGACTATTGATGATTGTATATTACCACAATCATTAAAAACACTATTTACATCCTTTATTCAAAAGGGTGAATTATCAAACATATTATTATCAGGACCTCCTGGTATAGGAAAGACCACAGTTGCGAAAGCATTATGTGACCAATTGAATTGCGATTGGATTATGATTAATGGTTCCGAAGAAGGAGGTATTGATGTATTAAGAAACAAGATTAAGAATTTTGCTTCGACCGTATCACTATCAGGTGGTAAAAAAGTTGTGATATTAGATGAGGCAGATTATCTTAATCCACAATCAACACAACCTGCATTAAGAGGATTCATTGAGGAGTTCCATAAGAATTGTCGGTTTATTCTTACTTGTAATTTCAAGAACAGATTAATTGATCCACTACATAGTAGATTTTCAACAATAGAATTTAGAATTAATCCAAAAGACAAACCTAAACTTGCTAGTAAGTTGTTTGAACGAGCAGTTTATATTTTGAAAGAACAAAATGTGGACTTTGATGAGCCAGTTCTTGCAGAATTAATCAAGAAACATTTTCCAGACTTTAGAAAACTGATTAATGAATTACAAAGGTATTCAGTAAGTGGTAAGATAGACGCTGGCATACTTGTTAATATTTCAGATGAAAACTTAAAGACTTTATTATCTCATTTAAAGAGTAAGGACTTTACGGAGATGAGAAAATGGGTAGTTCAAAATTTAGATAATGATCCTGTGAAAATCTTCCGTAGAATATATGACTCAATGTATGAGCATTTACAACCTGCCACAATCCCACACGCCGTTTTAATTATTGCTGACTATCAATACAAGTCAGCTTTTGTTGCTGACCAGGAAGTTAATTTAGTTGCTTGTTTAACTGAATTAATGTCGCAGGTTAAATTCAAATGAGTTATGAATTAAAAGAATATCTGAACGCCATCAATTTCACAAAAAAGAATGTGATGGATTCGGAAGATAAAATGTGGATTAAAAAAAATCCAGCATTCATTATCAATAAAATACTATCAGGTTTTTCAGATACTCTTATGTTAGTTAATGAGAGGAATCGTTGCCATTTCCTAGAGAAGGGTATGCAATTACACTTTTTAATAAATAGTGTTAGGTCAAGAAAAAGGTTTAGTCCTTTTTTGAGAGCGAATAAGTTGAAAGAAATTGGTGTTGTAAAAGAGTATTATGGCTATAATAATGAGAAAGCAAAAGTCGCTCTTGATATACTCACCAAGGATGAATTGAAAACACTAAAAGAGAAATTATATAAAGGTGGGACAAAATGAATGAATTAAATACTGATTGGCATCCCGAGAAAATGCTCGAAGTCCAATTGAAAGAACCAGATGATTTTCTGAAGGTTCGTGAAACACTAACACGAATTGGCGTAGCGTCAAGAAAAGATAAAAAGTTATTCCAATCGTGCCATATACTACATAAACAAGGACGATATTTCATAGTACATTTTAAGGAGTTATTTGCTTTAGATGGTAAGAAAGCAAATCTTTCTGACAATGATTTGGAAAGAAGAAATACAATTGCTCAATTATTAAGTGATTGGGGATTGATTGTTATATTAAATACTGCAATTGCAGAAAAGAAAGCACCTCTTTCACAAATAAAAGTTTTAGCATTTAAAGAAAAAGGCGAATGGGATTTGCAAGCGAAATATAATATAGGCAAAAAAGCAGAAACAGAAACAACAACTGAATCTGAACCTGTAATAGAAGAAACCACAGAAGAACCAGCAGATGGAAGCACAGAAGTTTAGAGATTTTATTACTGAAGGAGAAATCAAACCATATCGCTTTGTGTTGATATGGTATGATGATCCTGAAGATCCAGATGATCCAGAAAAAACAGCCGACAAGATTATTGACGAAGGTAAGAAATTAGGTTGTAAAGGATTTAAAGTTGATATTGATGGTGCTTACTCCAGTCTTGATGAAGAAAATGGGCAAAGATATGTTTACGATAAAGATGGTAGAGGTTTTTTAGTTGATGAAAACACTTTAGTTTTTGTTCGAGCACCTGTTACCAGAAGAAAATCTTGGTCTGATTTATTGACTCAATTTGAAAGAGAAAATATTTGCTGTGTGAATAACAGACATTGTATGGAAACTACCTCGGACAAATATAGAACAAGTTTAGTTTTAGCAGAACAACAATTGAATCAACCTAAAAATGTTTTAATACATCATCAAGATAAATCATTGGATGATTTTGATAGATTAGGCGCAGAGTTTCCTATCATTTTAAAAACATTAACAGGTTCATTGGGAGTTGGTGTTGTAAAGATTGAAAGTGAAGAATCTTTAAATGCAACAACTCAACTTATGCATAAACTAGATAATGATATGGGAGTATTATTGCAAGAATATATTCCAGCAACTTATGATGTAAGAGTTCAAGTTGTTGCTGGTAAAATTCATGGTGCAATAAAACGACCGATTGTTAAAAGAGATTTTAGGAGTAATGTATCATTGGGTTCGGAACCTGTGGCACACACATTAACAAAATTGGAAGAAGAGCAAGTTCTTCAAGCAGCAAAAGCAGTTGACGGTCTGTGGGTTGGAGTGGACTTTATTCCTGCCAAAGATAGGAACAAAGACTTGCCATTTTTCATAGAAATTAATGCTACACCAGGCACAAAAGGATACACGAAAGCAACTGGTATGAATATCTGTAAAGATGTTGTTAAAACATTTTTGGATAGAGCATATTGGTTAAGACAAAAACCATTTGAATCAATTTTTGGGTTGCAAAATTAATTTAAATATGTTATAATATATTATGAAAGGAGTTATATTATGGTTCAAAATTTATCAGATAATCCATTATTTAAAGCATTAGATAAGCAGTATGACGCTGAAATTGCAGCGGCATATGCAACGGCATTAATTTATTTTGATAATCCTGTAGGTATTGGAGAACATCCACAACACCTAGATGAATTGGATAAATTAATCAGTAAGATATCAAGTGCTGAAGGAAAAAAGAAAACATTACATACACATTTTAAAAATAAACAAGTTTAAAAGTATTATTATATTATGAAATTCTATACGAGTGTCTTACCGTATCGTGGTAAACTATTAGTGCGAGGTATCAATGAGAATGGTGAGCGTAGAAAATTTAGAATACCGTATAAACCTTCCCTATTTGTTCCAGTTCAAAAAGAAACAAAATATAAAACATTAACCGGTCGTAATGTAGAAAAGATTACATTTGAAAATCAATTTGAAGCAAGAAAATGGATTGAAGAATATAAAGAGGTAACTAACTTTGAATATTTTGGTAATACACGATATCAATATCCATTTATTGCAGATACTTTTCCTGATAAAATTGATTGGGATATAAATCAAATAAGAATTATTACTTTAGATATTGAAGTTGCTAGTGAAAATGGTTTTCCTAATCCAGATGCTGCTTCAGAAGAAATTTTATGTATTACAGTTAAAGAACATAGAAATAAAAAGATAGTAGTCTTTGGTATAGATAATTTTGTATCTGACCGAGAAGATGTTACTTATTATAGATGTTCTACTGAAAGACAATTAATAGAAAAGTTCACACAATTTTGGACAGAATATAATCCTGACATTGTAACAGGTTGGAATGTTAAATTTTTTGACATACCATATTTAATGAATCGGTTTACATATTTAATGGACGAAGAATATATTTTACAATTTAGTCCTTGGGGTGTATGTAATCAAGGAACTTTAAGTGTAGGATATAATAGACAACAAAATTATTGGGACATACTTGGGGTTTCTATTTTAGATTATTTTGATTTATATAGAAAGCATACTTTTGTTAGACAAGAAAGTTATAAGTTAGATTATATTGGACAACAAGAATTAGGTGAAAGTAAAAATGAAAATCCATTTGATACTTTCAAAGAGTTTTATACCAATGACTATCAGCAAT